CGGCGTTGACCGGGACGACGCCGCCGCGGATGACGCCGACCTTCTCGCCGATCGCGGCGTCGTAGGTGGACACGCCGAGCGCGGCGCCGGCGGCGGCCGCGTGCGCGATGGACAGCGAGCCGTCGGCCTGCCGGTTCGCCGAGACGATGACGAACCGCTTGCCGGTGACGGCGGCGGTGGCCTGGCAGGTGATGCGCTTGCCGGGCTCGTAGAACGGGATCAGTTCGTTCGCCACGGATCAGCCCTCCGTCGTCTTGCGCGGGGTGGGCACGCCCGCGAACCAGTAGTCGTCGCCGGCGGCCGGGTCGGCGCTGTCCTTCGGCTCGTCGGAGGCGTAGCCGATCTCGCCGTCGACGGGCACCAGGCCCGGCTTCAGGCCGGCCAGGGTCGCCTCGGCGCCCGGGTCGGCGGTGAGCTGGTCGATCCAGTGCTGCTTGCGGGCCGCCGGGATCCGGCCGTCGATGACGGCGGCCCTGACGGTCTTCTCCCGCTTCTCGGCGAGCTGCTGCGCGCGGGCCTCGCGGCCGTCGCGGGCGTCCGCGATCAGCTGGGCGTGGGTGGCCTCGTCGACGGCGACGGTGCCCGGCGGGTTGGTCGGCGGCGCCGGCTCGGTGAGGCGGGCGTCGAGCGCGGCCAGGATGGCGGCCTCGTCGGCGTCGTCTGCGGTACCGAGCCGCTGCCGCAGGTTGGTGAGCTGCTCGTCGCTGAACGCCACGGCGCGGCTCCTCTCCTGAGTGGTGGTGGACCGGTCCGCAGACGCGGCCGGAGTCTGACGCCCGGGCATCGCCGGGGCAGGGGCGTGCTGGCGGCCTGCGTAGGAGTACGCGAAGGCGCTGGCGTAGGCGTTCATGTCGAAGCGTTCCGGGGTGGCCAGGCTGTCCCACATGTCCCAGAAGCCGGACGAGGCGCCGGGGGTGATCTGCTCGCCCTCGGCGGTGCCCGTCTCGTCGGCGGTGGCGACCCGGTCGGCGAGGCCCGCGGCCACCGCTTCCTCGGCGGTGTACCAGGACTCGGCGCGCATCACCTCACGCCAATCGGCGGCCGCACCTCCGGCCTTCGCCGCGTACGCGGAAGCGTAGGCGTTGCTGGTGGAGGCGAGGCGCTTGGCGTAGGCGAGCACCTCGGCTTCGTTGCCGATGGCCCACCCTGCGGCGTCGTGGATCATCATCTGCGAGCCGATGCCCATGATGATCTCGTCGCCGGCCATCGCGATCGCGGAGCCGGCCGAGCAGGCGTACCCGTCGACCCGGACCACGATCCGGGCCCGGTGGGCGCGGAGCACGTTGGCGATCGCGATGCCTTCCATGGCGTCGCCGCCGGGGGTGTTGAGGTGCAGCACCAGCTGGTCGACGTCGAGGCTGGCGACGTCGCGGACGAAGTCGTCGGCGGTCATGCCCCACCAGCCGCCGATGGTGTCGTACACGTACACGTCGGCGCTGGACGATGTGCCGCCCGTCTCCTGCGAGCCGGGCTCCGGGTCCTCGGCGAGGGCGACCACGGGCCCGATCTGGTACCAGGCCGGGCGCTCGCCGGCGGCCGGCCGGCGGCCGGTGCGAGGGCCGATGGGCGGCGCCGGTTGCGGCGGGGCGGGTATGGGCGGCATCGAGTCTCCGATCAGGTGTCGAGGCCGGGCAGCAGCGGCTGCTGCGGCGAGGGGCGGCGGCGGGTACGCGCGCGGGATTCCGGTGCTGGTGCCGGGTCGGACGGGCGGGGATCCTTCGGCGGCAATCCGAACTGCTGGCGGGCGGCCTCCTCGAGGGAGCGGTCCGGCAGCAGGATCCCGGCGTCGGCGAGCATCTTGATGGCCTGCGCCGTCGCGGCCTGCTTCGAGCCAATCTCGTCGAACACGATCCGCGGCGCCGGCTCGGTCTCGCCGTAGTTCGCGTCGACCAGGTCCTCGACGACGTGCTGCGAGGCGGTGTCGGCGATCTGCTGGGCGAGGGCCTGCAGGGACAGGGTGAAGAAGTCCGCGAACGTCGAGCCGAGCGCCCAGCTGCCCGTCTGAGTGCCGAGGTTCAGGAAGTGCGCCAGCACGGTGCGGGCGATCTGCTCGTCGTGGTACCGGATCGCCGGCATGGCGTCGGGCAGCTCGCCCTCCACCCCGGCCAGGCGCAGCTTCGCGCCGTGCGGGGTGGCCGATCCGGCGGCCTCACCGGCGCGCCACTGCTGCGCCATCTGCGCGCCCTTGGTGAGGTCGTCCTCGCCCTCGGCGCCCTCGTACACCGGGATGCCCATGCCGTTGCGCTCGATAGTCTGCGCCTGCACCCGCAGCAGCCGGTCCTTGATCAGCCAGTTCTTGTACCCCGGGCGCAGCAGCGAACGGCCGAGCCAGTTTCCGCCCTCGCGCTCATGGACGTACGCCACCAGCCGGGTCACGGGGATGGGCCGCTGGCGCTCGCCGACCTTGTTGGACCACTGGGTGATGGACTCCAGGCCGCCGTCGTCGGCGACGTCGATCTTCTCGATGGTCTTCGGCATCCGCGGCGCCAGCTTCCGCAGCCGGGCCAGGCCCGTCGCGTCGTCGATGCGGTACACCTGCTCGAAGTACATGTGCCCGAACGGCAGCATCAGCAGCGCCAGCTGCAGGTGCTCCAGCCAGGAGAACCGGTTTCGGTCGCGCAGCCGCCGCGTCACCGGCTGGCCGACGATCGGCAGGCCCAGGTCGTCGGCGACCTGCTGCACCACCTCGTCGCGGGCGCCGTTCGGGTCCAGGCGCCACGGAGTGAGCCGCACCGGCAGGGCGACGGCGCGCAGCACCGAGGTGACCTGCCCGTCCTGCGAGCGCATCGCGTCGTACACCTTCAGCGACTGCGGCCACCGCAGCTCCGGGGTGGGCTCATCGTCGTCGCCCAGCTCCCACCAGCTGTGCTGCTGACCGCGGCGGACGTACCCGATCTCCGAGACCGGTGGTGCGGGCGTCGTGGCCATGCCTCACCTCCCGGTCGGTGCGTACGGTCAGAAGCCTGCGGAGGTCAGCGACCCGGTCTCGTTCCAGCCGGCCGCGGGCGGCGTGGTGGTGGTGACCGGCGCCGCAGGCGGCGGCGTGGGTGGCGGTGACACGGACAGGCCCCAGAACGCACCGGTCGCGCCGACCAGCGTGGTGATGTCCGCGTCGGACTTGCGCCGCGACCACGCCCACAGCCCGTCGCCGATGTCGCGGCGGCCGGCGCCGGCGATGGCCCTCTGGAGCAGCAGGTCGCCGAGGTGGCGCAGCTGCCGTTCCGTGACGGCCGTGGCGAACGCCTCGCACGCCTGGCCGAGGTCGCGGGTCGTCATCTGCCGCGGCTCGATCTTGACCTTGAGCAGCTTCGGCAGCAGCGCTCCGGCCGGACCGCCCGGGTCGATGACCCAGTCCAGCGGTTGGTGGGCGTTCAGCTCGAGCGCCCGGCCCGGCACCCAGTCGGCGCCGGGGCGGTGCTCGACGACTTCGATGTGCGCCAGCCCGTCCGGGCGCCACATCGCGGCGACGATCGCCGCGGACTTCGACCCGGGCGACGCGTCGACCATGTAGACCGGCCGGCTCGTCGGCGCCGACGCCTCGTCCTTGCACAGCCCCCACGACTCCAGCGGCAGGCCGCCCTCGCCGACCGGCTCCTCCCACCAGACCATGAACTCGCGGCCGAACTCCTCCGGCGGCATCGACTGGCGCATCGCCCGCACCGTCGCCCGGGTCACGCGCCGGCCGAGCGCCGGCATGATCCGGGCCCAGCGTTCCTCGTCGTCGAAGGCGCAGCCCTGGGTCGTCTTCGCGTGGTCGCAGGCTTCGTCCTGGCAGCCGCTGTGCGCGTTGCGGTCGCCGTACTCGACGTACACCTGCCGCGGCGACGAACCGGCCCGGCCGCGGTCCTTCACCTCGTGGAGCACCAGCGAGTCCGCCTTGCCCGCCGACGACGCCAGCACCACCTGCGGGTCCGGCACCGCCGCCAGCGTCGGCAGCAGCGCGCCCATGTGCGTCGGCAGCAGCGCGAACGCCTCGTCCAGCACCACCTTGTCGCCGGTCAGGCCCCGGCCGCCGCCCTTGGTGCGCGCCTTGTACTTGATCCGCTGGCCGGCACTCAGCTCGATCGCCCAGCGCCCGTTGCCCTCACTGATGCCCTGCCGCTCACCGCGGGTCGGGGCCAACCGCCGCGACAACGCCGGCGTCGACTCGATCAGGTCCGCCAGCTCCCGGAAGGCCTCTGCCGTGGTGTCCAGCTCGTGAGCCGAGTGCACGACCAGGCGCTGCTCGGTGACGAACAGCCAGCCCAGCTCCATCTGCTTGATGACGCCGGTCTTGAACTGCTGCCGGGGGCCGATGATGTCGATCTCGAACGCCGCCGACAGGCCGTTGCTGCCGATGGCGAACGTCAGGTCGAGGATCAGTTCCTGCTCGGGGTCCGGCGCGAAGTTCGCCAGCGCGCAGATCTCGGCGACCTCGGGGCCGTACGTCTCGACGTAGACCGGGTGACTCAGCCAGGTCGGCTCAACGAGCCGTCGCGCGAGCGCGCTTCTCTTCACGGCGCCTGCCCACCTCGTCGACGGGGTCGGACTCCTTGCCGCCGGCGCCGAGGGCGGCCATCAGGCGCGAGTGTTCCTTGCTCAGGGTGGCCAGCGCCGAGCCGGTCTCGGTGCCGCTGGCCATGCGGCGGGCCACGATCAGGACCTGCTGGCCGAGCATCGAACCCGCCTTGCCCACCCGCTCCAGCTCCTCGCGGGTGGCCACCTCGAAGTCCGAGACGCCGGAACCCTTCGTCGCGCGGTCCCGCTTGCGGCCGGGGCTGCGGCTGGCGGCCTTGCGGCACGCCGGCGAGTGGTACTTCGCGGTCGACCGCTGCGCCTCGAACTTCACCCCGCACGGGCACCTGACCTGCATCGCAACCCCCTTTAGCGGGACCACGATCGGCCGGGGAGAGAGACGCTGACTGGCGCGGGGGTCATTTGACTGTCCCGGCTGGATTTTTCTGGGCCGTCACCAGGCGCGTGAGTGGCGTGGTGCGGTGCGTTTGGCGTTGGTGACGTCGGCTCCGCGGCGTCCGCCTTCGCTGCGGTTGCAGCGTTGGTGTTCGGGTCCGGTCCATGCGGTGCGGTCCGGTGTGTGTCCGAGGTCCCAGTCCTCGCCGGGTGTGATGCGGCGTTGGGGTGCGAGGCAGATGACGGCGTGGCAGTCTGCTCGGCCGGCTTCGACGGTGGGTCGCCACCGTTCGCGCTGGGTCTGGTGGTCGCTGCCGTAGCCGCGTTGCGTGGTGTTGGTCTGGGTCGCCATGGTCACCACCTCGTGCCTGGGTGGGTGGGGTGGCTGGCGTCCGGGCTTCCCGTCCCGTCCGCCAGCCCGTTCCCCTGCGATCCCCGTCCCGGTCAGCTCGCGCTGACGGGGTCTATCCCGAGGGTCGTGCGTACGCCGTTGACGTAGGCCAGGACCTCGGACGTTGGGTGGTAGTACTCGCGCCCTCGGGCCAGGCTGGGGCTGAGCCTGGCGTGCACGGCCTGCTCGTCGTCGTACGTGCCGGGCTGCACGGCGAGGATGGCTTTGGGTGTGGTGTCGAAGTGGCGGCGGCGTGCGGCGAGGTCGCGGGTGTGGCCGATCTTGATGACGCCGTCGGGGCAGCGGATGGCGTAGATCAGTTCGACGCCGGTGAGGTCGCGCAGGCACTCGCGGATGAGGCGGCTGCGGTCGAGGTCTGCACCGATGTTCAGCGAGGGCTTTGAGCGCTGCAAGGTGTCGCCCGTGAAGTGCCTGCCGTGCTTGCCCTTAAGGTGACGCATGTCGACTCCCAGATAGTCGGCAGCCCCGGGCCTGTTCGAGCAGGTACCGGGGCTTCTTGGCTTCGGAAACGCCGAAGGCCCGGCACTATGGCCGGGCCTTCGATCGTGGTCTTGACGCACTTGTTTCCGTCGCAAAGCAGCATTGCACCCGTGATCAACTTCGTCAAGCGGCGGGGGTCAGGGCTGCCATTCCTGCTGGTAGCCGGGCCTGTCGGCATAGGGCAGGGCCACCAGAAGGACCGTGTCACACGGCCAGGCGACGCCGAACTCGTCTGAGTCGCCGCAGCACTGGCACGCGAAGTCGATCCGGCCGTACTTGTCCCCGGTGAACCCCTGTCCGCCAGCGACTGGCACGTGCAGCGCCACCATCTGCCGCTTGGCGTCCACCTCGGCCAGTCGCTCCCGCTCGCAGGAGACGACGACTGCGGACGCGAAGTCGCGGGCCACCGCGCCGACGGCGATCCAGGAGCCGTCGGGTGCCAGCGACGCGGGGACGGTGTAGGCCATCGTGCCGTCGGGTCGGCGATAGGTCAGCCAGCCGAGGTCGCCCGAGCCCGTCACCGCCCGCTCGTCCTCGTCGAGCTGGGCGCGCAGCCAGGTCACCAGGTCATCCATTGGGCTCACTCTGGTCGACGGGAAGCACCTGCGATTCGAGTACTGCGACCTGCGCGACAGCCTCGTTGCCGTGTCGGTGGATCAGTTCCCGGATCTCTTCGACAAGCTCGCTCGGCACCGTGCCGAAGCGTCCGCCTGGACGACTGCCCCACAGCTCAACCTTCATCATGCGCTCATCCTCTCATCGGCGGCCTCGCGGTCCGCTGCTCGTCGTGCCCGCTTGGCCTGCTCCTCGGCCCGGCGCGCGGCCGCAGCCGCGGCCAGGTCGAGGACGTCGCCGAC